ATTCCTATCCATTGTCTCTAGTGCCTAGTGCGAAATTTATAAACTAACTTCATTATTCATATCTTCAGCACTTTTTATGAGTTGAAGTAACTTTTCACGGCCGGGTCTATTACTAATGCGAATCCCCTTTTTCTTAGCAACTTCAGTTAGTTCTTCTTTTGTCATTGCTTCATAATTAACTGATAGTTTAGGTAAAGTTTCATTTAGATGTTCATTCAGAGATTCATAGCCAGAAACATCATTACCAGATAGCTCAGTTACTTCACTGTTACTCAGATCAGTATTACCGTGGGCCTCTTCGAGAATATTGCTATATATCTCTTCATCGGATGGTTGCTTCTCTAGAATTTCAAATTCATAAGATGGCTCTTGTATGTTAGAAGAAACTGTTTGGAATGTCATAGTCTCAGGAACTCTTGGTAAAATATTAATTGGTTGTTGTTCTTGATTCATTTTAATATCAATTAAAATATTTTCAATAAGACTTACACGTTTCTCGGCATAAGATACACGGGAATATACATAGAAAAATAAAGCACCAAACACAAGGGTAAGAAGTAGGCCAATGGTTAAAGATTCACTTAGTATACTCATTCTTTTTAAGAAAGATAATTATAGAAACTTATTTAGCCGCAGAATCATAAACTTTTTTCCATATTTCTGTTACACTACTTTCTTTACAAATACCATCTGAAACTTTGTAATCGTAGATTAATACATTTTCTTCTCGATGCGCTTTTACACAAATTTTCTTTACGAATTCTGGTGAGTTTTCAATAATTTCAAATACATGAGTGCTAATAATGCTTGCAATATGGTCGTACGTGTATAATTTATTTAAAAACTCATTTGCAGTTCGTATTCCATCGGGAGGATTAGTAGAGTGAAATATTTCATCAAATAATACTAAACCTTTGTAAGCAGGATTATTATAATAGAGTACGTCACGAGCAAAACATACTTCCTTTTCAAACAATGACTTTTGACCTGGAATATCTTGAATATGTAATCCTGAGAATATATAATCAAATGGGCTATAATCAATAGAATCTCCAATTGCATATCCAAGACTTTGTGAAAAAAGAATTGTTTGTAAAAGACCTCTTAAAAAAGAGGATTTTCCACCACCATTCGGGCCACTTAATAAAAAGTGGTTTGTATCAGAATTAATAAAAAAATCAGAGCCAACTCGTGTATCTTTACTTAAGTTAATATCATAGAAATTTACTATTTTCAAATATGGTGAATTAGAAGAATATAAATTTACTTTCTTAAAATCATTATTTTTAGATATATTATATAGTAATTCAAATAGAGCAATATTTTTAGATATAAGAGTTAAATATATGGGATTTTCTAATACATAAGAAAAATTCTTTCTATAATCCATTGAATTACAAAATGTATCAAGAGCATCAAATACTTTAAAATTAATTGTATTTTGTTCAAGAATAGTTTTTAAATTATTTATATGTGTAGTATAGTCATATAAATATTTACCAAGGTCATATATTGTTATATTAATAGTATTTAAATGGAGAGCATTCTGAATAGGTTGATACATTGATTGAGCAAATGTAAATACTGCAAAAGCATTTTGAAGTATTTTTTCTAATGAAGTGTTATCAAGTGAAAATGACCACATTTTTCCCATAATTGTTTGATACATCTCATATGTCATTGGCATATTCCATACATATTTAATAATTAAATATGGTAAAAAATACATTAATATTGGTAATACCACCGATACAATCGGTACAAAATATATTTTCATATAAGAAATTAATAAAAGTAAAAATGGAAATGTGTTAAATACTTTCAGTTCACTATGTTGAAATATAAGTTGGCCAAATGTATCTTCTTCGAGATTTTCTAAACTATTTTCTCCTTTATAAAAAAACTCTAATTTCTTTTCACATTCTACAATATTTTCTAAAATGTCATCAACCTTTTCAGAATCACTTTCATTTAACGATTTTAATTTACTAATAATTTCTTGATTATTTAATACATTTTTTATACAAGGAAAAGAACTATTTTTTGTTAATAGATTTTCAACTACATCCTTTGCATAATATGTTTGTAAATTTAAAACATTATTAATATTGTTTAGACCAGAATCATTTAAAATACTCATAATAATAATAAATATTTATAAATATCCTTTATAACCGCTTCTCTACTTTCTTCTATACCCGGGATTATGGTCTAAACCATCAACGTATTATATAGATAGGCAAAAATATGAATCACTCTAAAAAGGGGATTTTTAATGAGTTACTTTCGTACGAGCTTACAATTCAGAGACCATCAGAAGAAACTGTAAATAAAATTAAGAATCTATCTGGATTATTGGATTCAAATCCTGTATCTCCAAATTGGAGAAATCTAGAGAAAAAGCCCGAGTTGTATATTCAACGAAGAGGTTTTCGAAATGACTCATTTCAAAGTCTACCCTCTTTACCTTCTCCTCTTAAAAAAGTTGCATCTTCCGATTCAATTACGAATCGTAGTGGACCATCATCTCAAGTGAAAACACCCCAAACAACCCCATCTTTTACAAAATATGTAAGCAAATATAAAAATAGTGAGGCACAAGTAAAAGATACAATTTTAAATACTATTATTCTTTCAAAACTAAATAAATTTAGTGCTTCCACATATGACGAGATTCGAGAATTTTTATATCAAATTCTTGGAAATAGTAATGATGTTTCTAGCTCTGAAAAAGAGAATATTGAAGAATTTGTAAAAGAATTTATGAATATGGTATTCAAAAAGGCGGCAAGTGAAGAAATCTTTTGTCCTCTATATGCAAAACTTTTAGGAGAAATTTCAAAGGATTTTCCAATTATTATTGACGAAATGAATAAACTTCATGAAAATTATTTAGCAATATTTGAAGAATGCGATGATGAAACTAAAATGGATTATGATGCTTTTGTTGTTAAGAATCGTGAAAAGAAATATAGACAAGGCTATAGTCAGTTTCTTTCAGAGCTGACATCATTACGAATTTTATCTTCCAGTAAATTAATTACTATTTATAATAAAATTATTCAACAATTAGTAATTCAAGGAAAGTTAGAAAATAAAACAGTATTGAATGATGAATATATTGATTGTTTACTAAGAATTACAAAGGTGCTACGGCATAGAAAAGAAGATTTCTTTGTTGAGATTCGCAGAGATTTACTAGTACCTGTAAATGATGTTGTTGATAATATTCAAAATAATAAAGATTTATATAAAAGTATTTCAACCAAATCAAAGTTCTTATTGTTAAATATTCAGGATTATTTAAAAGGTATTTAATAGATGGTAAAATCAAGAAAGGTTATAAAAAAGAATGTAAAAACAAAAAGAGTTAAAAGAGGTGGACGTAAGAATGAAAATTATAACCCGATTGCTATTACCCAAATGCAAGGTGGACAAGAAGGGGGCGTAGCACCAGCACCAGCACCATCCGATGGATTAAATATTTATAATATGGACGGAGTATCATTACAAAGTTCTTTACAATCATTTGGTGACGCAGTATATGCATTTGTTGCAACTGCTCAAACAGATGTTGATACATTTAAAACACCAAACATTCCAACAACCGGTGTAGCAGCAGGCACGTTGTATGCATTACTTTTAGAACAAAAAACCTCTTCAATTAATTTGCAAAATTCGGCAAATGCTGTTATGAGTGCATTTTATAATACAAATTCAACAGCAAGTAATGGTATTCCAGCGGGTGGAATTTATAGAGCAATATACGGCCCTAGTGCAATATTTGTGGCAACACCTATTCCAGGATCACCAAGACCAGCACCAGCTGTAAGCGGAGGATATAACCATGATGGTGGAGTAAATCCTGCACCGGCGCCACCAAGTGGTAACGGTATAAATATAGCAAGTCCGGAGAATCTTCGTGCTGCACTTCAAGCGTTTGGTAATAAGTTAGCAGCATTTAAGATTTCAGCAGAATCTCAAGTTACACAAGTTGCTTCTCCAGATCTCACAGATTTTCAAGCAACTGCAGGTAATTCTGGCCCAGCATATTCTGCGTTTTTAGCCCAAAAGAGTGCAGCAACAAATTTAGTCTCTGCGGCAGCTTCTGTAATGACAGCATTTGCGGGTAGTCCAGGACCATATGATGGTGTGAATGGAACACGCGGATTGTATAGAGCAATTATTGGAAACACTGCGAACTTTGTAGTTACAGTATAAAAATATATAAAATATATATAGAATGCCCAGAAGTACAAGACGCAAACAAAACTCAAGCTTACGCTTACTATCAAGACTATTTTATCCTGTAAGAGCTGTACTTGGGGCCACCGGCAATTCGGTACGTAGAGTTACTCGTACTGCGGGCAATATTGCCGGCAAGACTGTAAATACTGTAGGTAAAGTTGGTTCCCGGTTTATTAATGCTGGAGATAACTCAATCCGTGCTTTAACAACTGGTAAAGGTAGCAAGGGTCACAAAGGTAGAAAGAGTCGCAAGGCCAATAAAAGCCGCAAGAATAACATGCGTTATTAAGTACAATGTTAAAAATATATAAAATTGATAAAAATATTTTTTGAATTTATTCTTAGAAAAATAATGAATTCAAAAATCCAACGGCAAGGCAGAATGGCTGGCAAGGCGAAGAATTCCAAGAACTCCCAAGAAAAGAAAACACCCCGAAAGAAGACTCTCGCCATCAAAAAGTCCATTCCCCATAACAAAGATGATGATGACGATAGTATCGATAGTTATGGAAATATTCGTGATTTAATCGATTACGATGAAGATAATTCATCTGCAGTATCGTCTTCAGATTCTGAAGAAGATGAAAATGTAAAACTGAGAAAGCCTGTGCAACGAAAGGCTGCTAAGAAAGCAACCAAGAAAATTAAGAAAGCAATTGAAGAAGAAGAAATCGAAGAAGAAGAAGATGAAGATTTTGAAGAAGATGAAGATATGGTTGAAGATGAGGATGAAGAAATGGAAGAAGAGCAACTTCCTGGCATTCGTATTAGTCTAGGTTCTTTTGGAATGGAAGACCCAATGGTCCCAAAGCGTCACAATCTTAAGAAAGAATCTGAGCAGGTAAATAAGTTTGTAAAATTAATCAGGAAACCAAATGAACAAAATACGATTGATGACCAGATTGACCAATTCAAAGGTCTTGCTTCAGACAAACAGAATCAAATGATTAGTGCCCTTGAACGTAAGCCAGCAAATTCTCAGCAATCTCTTATGTTTAAGATTCTTACAATGAATCTACCACCTGATACCCAAGCCATGGTTCTTGCTAAATATAATAGTCTTCAAATGATGGAGCCTAGTAGCAGTGAATATTACAAGATTCGCGCATGGCTTGAGAAACTAACAAGTGTTCCAATTGGTATTTACAAAGAACTACCTGCTAAGATTGAAGACGGTCAAGAAGTTTGTGGAAACTTTATGATGCGTGCGCAGAAGTGTCTTGCTGATGCTATTTACGGACAAGAAGAAGCAAAAATGCAGATTCTACAATTTATTGCTACAAAAATGGCAAACCCAAGTGGGCGTGGATTATCATTATTACTGTCAGGGCCACCAGGTATTGGAAAATGTCATGCGAAAGATACACCAATTCTTATGGCGAATGGTAGTATTAAATTAGTTCAAGATATTATCGTTGGTGATACAATTATGGGGGATGATTCTAAACCAAGAAATGTATTATCATTAGGTGGTGGTAAAGATAATATGTATGATATTAATCCAATTAAAGGTGAGAAGTATAGGGTTAATTCAGAACACATATTATGTTTAAAATATAGTGGTAATCCAAGAATTAAAAGAATAAATAATACATCATATAAAGTAGAGCAATTTATTGGTGAAACGCAAGAATTTAAATATAAAACCTTTCGCACAATGGATGAAGCAGAAAAATATAGGAATTCATTAACTATAAATAATACTCTTGAAATTAGTGTAAAAGATTATCTAAACTTAACAAATTCTATTAAAAAGAAACTAAAAGGATATCGTATTGGTGTTGAATTCCCTCATATTATTCCAGACTTCAATCCATATATTATTGGACTTTGGTTAGGAGATGGCTCATCTCGTAATTCAATGATATCAAGTCAAGACTCAGCAATATTATTATACTTACGTAATACTCTTCCAGAATACAATTTAATGCTTAAATATAAAAGTCAGTATGACTATTCTATAAGAGCAATTACAAATGGTAAAAAAGATAATAAACTATTAATGACATTACAAAAATATAACATGATAAATAATAAACACATCCCTGATATTTACAAAATAAATAGTCGTGAGGTTCGTTTACAAGTTCTTGCTGGATTAATTGATAGTGATGGTTCACTTGCCTGTGGAACATATCAGATTTCTACAACTATTAAACGATTAAGAGATGATATATTATATCTATCTCGCTCACTAGGATTTGCAGCATATTCAAGAGAAAAAGATACAACATGGAGTTATAAAGGTGAAAAGAAAAATGGAAAATGTTTTAGTATTCATATTTCAGGGAATATTGATGAAATTCCTGTAAAAATTGAACGTAAGAAAGCATCTCTAAGAGAACAGATAAAAGATGTTCTTGTAACTGGCATCACTGTATCTGAATCAGGATACGATGATTATTATGGTTTTACGCTTGATGGTAATCATCGTTATCTAATGGGAGATTTTACAGTAACACATAACACCTCGCTCATTAAGAATGGCATCGCAAAAGCTCTTGACTGGCCTTTCCAGTTTATCAGTCTAGGTGGTGATAGTGATTCTACAACTTACACAGGTCATCAACTTGTTTATGAAGGCAGTCATTGTGGTAAGATTGTAAATTCACTTGTAACTGCAAAGAGTATGTCAATGATTCTTATGTTTGATGAACTAGATAAGATTTCAAATACGCCAAAAGGCGAAGAAGTACAA